TTATATTCGTCGGATCCTTTTTCTAGAGTAATAAGCTTCTTTTGTAAGAGCTTTAATTCTCTTTTAATCTCTACTCTCTTCTTATAGAAATGATATACAGTTTCCGGAATAATACCTTTTTCTTTTTGTGTAAAGAGCACTTTAGCTTTCGAAATAGCAATCTTTTCTTTCTTAACAAACTCTACAAAATGCTGATTTGATAGCTTAAATGTTTGACCGTTTACATGTTGAATAGTAATTTCTTTATCTGTTTTTTCAGCAATAACACCCACTTTAGTTTCAGGTGATAGATTTAATGTGATCATCACATTTGGATATAGACTGTTTGCGTCGAAAGATACAACATTCTTTTGAAATCCTTTTAACGGATCTCCGACATATGCGCCTGCGTTTTGTTCATCGCTGTGTACCTCTTTATTAAATGTAGGAATGCGTTGATCACGGGTTCGTGCTCTAACTGCACACAAACCTGTAATAACAGAAAGCGATCCTAAAGCTCCTTCAAAGGTAGTAAGCCCCGCATATGCAATCATGCGTAATAATTTTAGGTATTGTAGCTTTTCCTCTAGTCTTACCAGTAAGTTTACGTCTTGAATGTTATAATCTACAAACAGCTCCCAATTATCATCTGCAAGACTTGCTAGATTTGTATCACCGTAATCAATCTTATTTTCACCTAATTCCGTCTCACCAATTGCATCTAGCTTGTAAGACTCGCGAAGTACAGGACAAAATCTCTTATAAATGTCTAGATAATCTACACAAGAAACTCCTTCTATATGCCAGTGTACTTGCTCTCTACCAAATCTACCCTTAAAGACAATAGGCCTTATATAACCAACAGGAGAAAGCTTTTTTGTTTCATCTTCACCGAGAATACGAGTTATTCTATTAATAATGTAAGGTAAGTCGAAAAATTCACTATTCCATCCAGATAAGATATCTGGATAATCAGAAATAAAGAAGTTTAAAAACCTTGAAAGTAATTCTTTTTCTGATTTACAGTGAATATAGGTGGTATGCTCTTTCTTTACATGATAGCTTTTAAGTCCCCAAGTTACAAAGTGTTTGCGTAGTGTGTCGTATACAGTAATAACATTAATAGGGTGGGTAGGGTCTTCAGGCTTAGGGAATTCGTCAGGACTGTAAGTCTCAATATCAATAAACAAAACTCTAATAGGATTATTATTGAACTCAGGCTTTTCATTATGCTCCCAAAAACTATCAATCAAATACTGTTGCTGAATATTTAAATTTTCAAATATTCTTGTTATTTTGTTATCTTTTAAATAGCGGGCGCGTTCGGCTTGATTCTTAAATTTCTTTTTCTTAAGCTTGGTATTAAAAATACTCGTACAGTCTGGTCTATTGTTCGTTTCAAGATAAATGTAAGGTTCAAAAGTAGTGTCGACAGCTATACGCTTTCCTTCACTATCCCAAGTAAAAAGCCGCATAAGCTGGCTCTTTGGTAAGTATGCTACATTTCTATACACAATACTATTATAGTATCAAATAGTAAAATTAAAAGTTAAAAAATATGGAATAATTTTAAGAGTACTAAAGATGAACAAATAGCTGCAATAAAGCTAGTAAATGTACGAAGTAATTCTAGCTTATGATTGTGACGGTCAACCCAAATTTCTACTAAATCTCTTAATCTACCTTCTTCTTCTAGTCTTCTAACTTCTTTTTTAGATAGTTTTCTCATAATCCATTTATTTTGTTTAATAATTTTCTATTACTATCCCCGTAAGGCAAGGTATAAAGTTCTACGTATGCAGATAAATTATCGTCATTTTCTAACCATCTATTTTCGGCAACCTTTCTATATTTTGCACATCCGTTCATATATTTGCCTTTCTTGGCGAGTGTGTCCTCAATACAACCAATCATTTCTTCACTGGTTTTAAATTTAATAGGTGCATCTTTATAAGTTACAATATCTTGACATGCAATAGGAAGACCGAAGCAACAAGCTTCTATATACTTAAGATCACTCTTTGCCTTATTAAAAGTATTATCTTGTAATGGAGCTACCATCATATTGATCTTTAAGTTAAAGATTTTTTCTGGATAATTATAAAGTGATTGCCAGGTATGAAATTCAATATCACCGTTAGCAACATAAGGTCTTAGAGGCAAAGGAAAAGCGCCTAAAAAGACCCACTTATACTTGTGACGCGTCTTTATAATCATTTCATTTACGTGTGCAAAATCATCGTTTTGATTTACGCGGTTATCAACGTCAAAGTGTGCTCCTGAACCTGCATATAAAATTCTAGGACGAGAAGAATACTCATCAAAATTATCTGAAATACGTTTTTCATTATAAAAATGTCCCATCCAAAACTTCGGAGGAAAGTTTGGAATAACTGTAACATTTTTATTATTTGTTTTACTCATGTAATAATCTCTCATGAAGTCACAAGTAACTGTAATTTCATCGCACAACTCCATAATGGCTTGTGATGTCTTTCTAATCTCCGGGTCAGCAAAAGCTGGTTTAAATTTATTATATTCAGGAATATCTTCAATAAAAACTAAATCATCAATTTCATAAATGATTTTAAAACCAACTTTTTGACTTACTTCTTTTAAAAACTGTATAAACTTAAGCTGATGGGGAGTGGCTTGTCTTTGAATACGTACTGCCTTTACTCCTCTATAATAATTAGGATCAAAGCACATTACTGTACTTCCATGCACTATAAGCTTTTGATTAGCATTCAGCATATGTTCAGGCCATATCATTCTCCAAAATCCACATCCGCTATAGTCTGCATAATAATTTAAACATCTTGCTAAGTCCATCTCCGGGGGACGAGGTACAGAATCGCGTTGTGCATTAGTGTGACTGGGCATATTAGGAAACGGAGAAGCAAAGGGTGAGGCAAAAGGCGAGGCAAATGGAGAAACAAAAGAAGGTGTTTGAAACATAATTTATTTAACCCCTATATTCTTTATAATCAACTCTACGAGTTATACCATTGCTCTTCTCTAGGAAGATAATATCGCCAGTTGCAGCTTTAATACTTTCTTTTCTATGACTAATAACCATTATACATTCATTAAACTTCTCAACACGTTCCTTGAGAATACCGATAACTAATTCTACCCCACGCTCGTCTAAACTTGAATCAAATAATTCATCATAAATGCTAAAATTAAAAGATACATCGCCTTGTAGTCTTCTAATATCCATAAATGTAAACAAACAAGCTAGATCTATATTCTTTCTCTCCGCACCGCTAAAATTAAAATATGAACATTCTTTTCCTTTGTTATCGACAATCTCTTCTTCAAAGTATTCGTTAAATGTACATATACAGTTTGCATCCATTTTCTTTAAGTAATAAGCCAATTTGCTATTAAACAATTGTAAGATCTTTTTAACGATATAAGACTTTACCCCTTCTTCTGATACAACAAACTTAACCACATCGAGAGTATTAAGAGATTGTTTAATAGTATCAATTTCTTTTTTAACTGCGGTTAATCTATCGTTTTGTTCTTTGATAAGCGAATCAAATGTATTAGAGTCGGTTTCAATATCTTTTAAATCCTGTTCAAGCTCGGTTTGCCATTGATTTAGTTGTTTAAGACGTTCTTCTAGGTTTTGCTTTTCCTTGAGCTTATGCTTGTAGTTATTAAGCCCATCACGTAAACTCTGAATTTTAGTTTCAAGCTTTGATTGTAATCCTATGTATTGTTTTTCCTCGCCTTTAAGCTTAGTAATATTGTTTTCATGTTCCTCAATATCATTATTAATCTTCTTCTTTTCTTCTTTAATATGATTACGATCTACATCTTGTATAGATCTCAAGCATGTAGGGCAAACATCTTTATCAGTGCCTACAGACGATATCTTCTTATTAAGTTGAGTTATTAGAGTAGAGCTCTCTGAGATAGAATGACGAATATCTTGTATTTTTTTATCTACTTTATTATTGTTAGCTTCCTGTTCTTCAATCTCTTTTTTAATTTCTTCAACGTCAGGTAGTTTAAACTCTTTGAGAGCTTTATTAATCTGCTTTAATTCCTTAACGTTACTATCTTGTCTAAAGAGATATTTTTCCTTTTTCTTTTGTTTTTCAGCTGCAAAAGACTCTTTTTGTTTTTCGTATGAAAGAATAGCTTTTTGAATTTCATCGTGTTTAGTAGTCTCAATGTCAAACGTTTTCTTCTTATCGGTAACATCTGTTTTAAGAAGATTTAACATGTCACTAAAAACACCTAAATTAAAAATATCTTCAATAAATTTTCTCTTTTCTTGCTTCTTTTTGGCCATAAACGGAATCGTGTTGTTTATGGTCATAATGACACAATTTTGAAATACTTCTGGGGTACTATTTATCTTAGACATTATAAACGTATTGGTATTTGAAATACTATCTCTTGTTTTATCTTCGCCATTTACGTAGATAAAGCATTTTGAAGGTTCTAAAGTTCTTATGATTTGTATCTCTTCTTTTTTATCTAAATTTTGTATAGCTAACTCTAATATGACTTCGCAATTTTTTCTATTAACGTTATTAATGATATTTTCTTTCTTTAAATCGCGCAATGTTTCACCAAATACTGCAAAGTAAATAGCGTCTGCAACAGTCGATTTACCTACCCCGTTTCTACGATCTTCCTTATCTTTATTAATACCGGTAATAATGTGTAACCCGCGCTTAAAGTCTACCAATACCGGTTGATTACCAACGGATAAAAAATTTTTAATACTAATTTTATTAAAAATAATATTCTTCATGTACTACAGGCTCTCTTATATAAATCTAAACAATAACGGGAAACATCCGTCTTTTGATCAACATCTAGAAGATCTACAAATTCCTCTATAGCTTTACCCATATCAACGCCCGATAAATCATAGGATTGATCTTCATTTACTGTAATAGAGTCATTATATAGTGAATAATCTACAGAAAGAGTAAACGGTTTATAGGTAGAGATCTTTTGAATTAAAAGGTCAATATTATCAGTAGTAATTTTCTTATCTACTACAATTTTAATAATATTATTCTCTACTGTCTGCTTTACTTCTGTAGCACTAATCGACTTGAGGGCAGTAAGATCTGTTAGCGATATCTTTTTATGTTTAGGTGATAATTCGTTTTCAAAAAAGTTATATGATAGATCATTAAAATCTAAAATATAATAACCTTTAGTTGAACCGGTATCACCAAAGTCCATTTCAAAAGGATTGCCTACATAAATGATTGTCTTATTATCATACTTGCGTTCATCTCTTAAATGAAAATGACCGGTCATAATCAAATTTGCTTTAGATAGTAGGTCGGTAGATTTTGTCCCATGATCACAAGCCTTGTGACTATTCATTTTAAAGCTTTCAATCTCTAAATGACCAAAAAGTACATCACTCGGTGAAACTGTTTTAATATCTGCACCCCAAGGTAAAAATGTAGCTTTTTTCCCTAAAATTGTAAATGTAGTAGGCTCACTTATAACAATAATATTCTTCCACCCATTTAAAATAGATAATGAATTAATATCTGATCTGTCTTTATAAAACGCATCGTGATTACCTACTAAAATTACAATATTAAAATCTTCCCAAAGCTTTAAGATCTGATTAACTACGTGAATCGTATTAACTGCAATTTCATCTCTATAATGATAGAGATCTCCTAAGATAAAAATATCTTTTATCTTTTTCTTTTGAAGCTCAGTCTTTAGCCACTCAGCCCATCTTAGAGATGTCTCATGCCAAAAGATACTATTTTGATGTACGCCAATATGAAGATCGGCAATACAACAAACTTTATTTGAGCTTAAAGTTAATTCTTTATTTGTATTCACTCAGTTTTGTTATAATTATCATCACCTGGTTCAACATATACATTGTATGTATTACCATTATCATCAGGATTTAACATCAAGTCAGTATATACTTTATCACGGTATTCATTGAGTACGGCGTGGTGCTTATTCTCTTTCTTAATACGATTAATAAAAGCATGAAATGCAATGGTTGTAAAATAGGAGAACGGGCTAAAGCCGGTATCGAGTTTAAACTTCTTATTTCTTAATGCAGAAAACATCTTAACAATAGCATCACCTATCATATCATCCTTATAAGAGTAATTGATAAAATTAGGTGCATATGATAGTCCATTTGCAATCTTTGTTAAGCTTTCACCAAGCTTTTGTGTCACTACACCGGTCTTGTAGTAGCATCTAATCTCTTCTTCAAACTCTTTACCGTTAACATAATGTACTTTTTCTTTTGGTTTAAGCTTTTTACCATCAGGGGTAACCTCAGGTACGGGAATGGTACCTTGAGCTAAAATCTTCTTAAGATCTGGATCGTTTTCGATCTTTTCTTCTTCTTGAAGTTCTGCTTTTCCTTTTTTAGGCTTCTTTAATTTCTTTAATACTGTATTGGATTTTTTCTTTTTCATAAAGGGTTATTCGTTTCTCCATGTGAGCGGTGCTATACTTAAAGTCATCGGCGATGTCGAATATTATAAGCTTATCTTTATCTTTATGCAAGCGAAGGCCTCTACCTATTGATTGGACAATTTTAATTTTAGCCTTTCCCCCGCATGCAAAAACAATAAAGTGAAGATTTTTAATATTAATACCGGTTGAAAATATCTTAGAAATTGCAACGACAACTACATCAGTTCTATTCTCCATTAAAGCTCTAATCTTTTCTCGTTCAGTTACTTCTACTTCACCGCGGATAAAATATACTTGTTTGTCCGGACACAATCCTTTTATTGTCTTATAGAGAGTTTCACCATGTTCAATAAAATCTACTAAGATCAAAGTATTGTTTGTCAGCTTACAAGATAGCTTGCCAATAACATTATTTCTAAACTGATTACGCATTAAAAATCTTTGCTCTTCTCTATACAAGTTAGC